AGCCACTGCGTCCAAAAGGATCGAAGGGTAACGCCAATGTATAGTGGATACTCCCAAGCTGGTGCTACTGCTGTGGTGGGAACCGCTGCTGATTTTGTTGTCCCAGCGGGTGCAACTTATGTTGAGCTTCAAGCAGACACGCAGAATGTCCGGTATACAATGGATGGGATTGTCCCGACTCAGGTTGTGGGAATGCTTCTTTTGGTCACAGAACCCCCCAAACAGTTTCTGATAGAGGATTTTCTGAATATCCAATTCGTACGTGGGGCTGGAGTTGATGGGGTTCTGAATGCTCATTTCATTGAATGACACAGGTAGGGATACTTGATGCCTTTACTTACCCCTACACAAGATGAGAATCGTGCTGAGTTCATCAGTCGTTGTATGTCTGATGAAACGATGCAAAATGAATATCCGGATCAAGAGCAACGTCTCGCTGTTTGTGGAACGCAATTCGATCAAGGGGAAAGATCTATGAGTCAGAATGATCGATTGCTAAAGAACATTCAGAGTCGTCAACAAAAAAGGACCGAGTTCGGATACGGAATTATCACTGCTGATAAGTACGTTCGCACTATGCAGGAATGTGTGGGGCTGGAGACTTGCTATCATCTCATGTCCCATGGGAAAATATCTTTTGATGACGTGATGCGAAAGGCTTCTGGTACTCTGGTCTATTCCAATTCTGAAATGGAAGTAGAGGAGGTGAAGGGCAGACGGGGATTGAAAGTAGACATTCCGAAAAACACTTTGATGGTTTTCCGGCATACTCTTACTACTTCCAAAAAGGACAGGGATGGGGATATTCTCCGAACGGACGGGGCCGTCGTCGATCCGAAGATGCTTTTGCTTTGGCAGCATGTCCATACACTTCCGATTGGGAAGGTGTTAGGAGTAGATACGCATACGAAGAATAAGCTGGTTTTGATTTCTGCCATTGTTGATATGGAAAGCCCTTTGAGTCATGATGCAGCCGTAATGGTAGACAATGACATGGCTCGATTCTCTCATGGATTCCGGGCGTTGGAGTTTGTGGAAATGAAGGCTGGGGATGGGGAAGCCCCCGGATTTGATGTGAAGCGATTTGAGATCATGGAAGAATCGATGGTAAGTGTTCCAGCCAACATTGATGCAACTACTGAAGATGTTATGCTTTCGTTGGTTGAGGGTGGAAAGCTTACTAGTGTTTTGATGAAAGAGTATGGGAAGGGAATCCGGGATCGAATGCCTCTTACAATTTCTGCCACTGCAATAGGGGAAACTGATGAAGACAAATCAAGAGATAGAAAATCAGAGACCGGGGAATCAGGACAAGGGGAGTCCCCAGGCACATCAGAAAAAGCCGATGAGCCTACCGATGAGGACAAAGCGGAAGGGACCGAAGACGCAGAAGTAATGAAAGATGCTGAAAAACTTTCTGAGAAGATACACGAGGTGTATACACAATCTGTTAAGGATGGGATTCTTCCGGAGGAACTCAAAGCAGGCCGCTCCCTTTCAAAAGCAAACGAAGCAAAGCTTCGGGATGCAAAGGAGAGTGTTGACGCCGTAATCGGAATGGAAATTCCACGTCCTGCCAAGGCTGCTTTGAGAGAAGCCTCCAGTTCATTGAAGGATGTGCTCGGTGCATTTGGGGACGATGACGACGGGAAAGAAGTAGCAAAAGAAATTAGTGTAAAAGAAGCCATGTCAATTGTTCTGGCAAAGGCTACTCCCGAACAGCTAGATACTATGTTGAAGACTCTCCAAGCTTTCCAAGGAACAGATAAGAGTCATCAACGTGGAGATGAGTTCCGTGCCCTTAGTGGTACGAATTAGGATGCGTTGGTGGTGTCATCAATGATCCTTATAGCGTGCTTTCGTTAAGGAGTGTTTTCTGATGAAGATTACAAAGGCCCTGAAAAAGTGGATCGTTGACAATTGCGAGGTGAAGGCCGATGCAACTGATGACGAGTTTCGGAAGGTTGCTAGTGAGGCCCTAGTTGCTGGGACGTTGACTCCGGAAGACTATGCGGAGTACACCAAGGATCCGAAGGAAGAGGAAGCCAACGAATTCAGTAAGAAGCTGGATAATGTGGTGGATCTGATTGGGGGTCTTGCGAAAGCCCTTACTCCTCCCGAAAAGAAAGAGGAGGAAGTCAAGGATGAAAAGACTCCTGAGAAAAAGGAAGTCAAGGAAACCCCCCCTGTGGAGAAACAGGAACCGAGTAAGTTGGACAAGATGATGTCTGATCTCGGTGGAACCCCTGTTGATCCTAATGGGGATAAGACCCTTGACATTCGAGTAAAGGAAGCTGCTGAGCAGTATGACGATACGAAGTCGACGCTCATTTGTCCTGAAAAGACGAGACGCGGAAACCCCCATCCTCAGGCGGGTCGACCTGCAATGAGTGATACTGAGGGTGGACGTCCTATGAAGACGATCAGTCAGAGGGACTGGGCTGTTACTGGGGCGTTTCTGAAGTTTGAAATTGCCAAGAGTGCGAGGGGTTTCAGTAAGACTTTCGGATTCCAAGCTCTTAATCAGCATGATAAGGAACTCGTTCTGTACGCGATGGATAATTACGTATGGGATGGGAGTACCCCTGGACATCATTGCATTCAAGAGCGGAAGTTGACCACTCATGAAAAGCAAGCGTTGATTGATGACGCTGTATCGGGTGGACTTGAAGCAGCCCCCATCGTTTTCGACGATGATGTGATTTCCGCCCCTTTGCTTGCTGGTGAATTGTTCCCGCGAGTGAAGACTGTTTCCATCGATCGTGGTCGTCGTATTGAAGGTGTTGCCACTGGAAATGTGACGATGGTTTGGGGTGGTGTTGACGATACGACAATCGCCCTATTCAACACGGCTGCTTACGTAACTGCCTTTGACACTACGATCTATCGTGTTGAAGGTGCTGTTCGTATTGGTCTGGATTTCCTTTCGGATTCGCCAATCAATTTTGCACAACACTTCACCAATCAGTATGGTGAACGTCTCCTGCAAACGTTGGATGATGTGATTGCTACAGGCAATGGAGCCACGCAGCCTCTCGGTGTGATGAATGCTGCTGGTGTAACGGTTGTGGCTTTCGGTGGTGCTACTACTCTTGGTAACTATGAGGCCCTTCGATTTGGAGTAGCTAAGCCGGAGCATGGTGCGAATGTAAAGGGTTCGGCTGTTTTCTGTGGAACTGAGACGAGCTATTCTCGTGCTCGTGGAATTCCGGTAGGGGCTGCCGATGCCCGACGTTTGTTTGGCATGAACTACGACGAATATTCAATTTTGGAACGTCCCTATGCCATCAATGAGAGTCTAACGAATGCTCAGATATTCTACGCCATCTTGGGTAGGTATCGGATGTATCGTCGACGTGGTCTTACGTTCCGTTCGTCAACTGAGGGAGACACCCTCATTCGTCGAAATGAGATGTTGATTACGGTTACTGCCAGGTTTGGTGGACAGCTAGAACGGGGAGCTGCTGCTGCGATTACGATCACTGCACCTGCTTGATTTTTCCTCCCCGTTGCAATGCCGCGGGGTAGGTTTTGTTCTTCGGCCTACCCCGCGGCTGTTTTTTCAATAGAAGAACAAACACTAGGAGAAGAATATGAGTCCTACAGCAACGGCGGAAAGAGTGAAGATGCAACCATTCGGAATTGAGGCAGATCCAGGTAATAAGGATTTGCTCGTTCAATCGATTCCAGGATGCCGGCTTCGAGGCAAGCTTGGTCCAGCGAGACCATTTAAGGACAGCAAGGGAAAGGAAAGAATGTCAGTTGATGAATCCACTTTTATGGGAGCCTGTCCCATAACCCCTGGAATGAGGCTTTTCGTAAATCCAGAAAAGCTAACGTACATGATTGTGGACCCATTGTGTGATGATGAATCACTGTGTATTCGGATTAAGAAGTTTCTGGCAGAGAGGGGAATCGATACCAATCCTGATTCCAACAAAGTCGATGGGGTGGAAACTCAAAAGGGAACACTCGACAGGGATAGGATGAAAACGTTGATTCGAGAGATGAGGAATTTCATTGATGCCAGTCACGCGAAGGTCGTAAAGGGAACGGTTCCCACAATGGAAGCCATCGAGGAATTGCCAGGGAATTTCCTTCTGAATCCTTTCAGTGGAGGAGCCACCAATTTCCAACCTCGATATGAGAAGGATTTCCCCAAGTGGGTAGAATCCTTGTCCCGTGCTGGTGGATAAATGCCAACACCCCAAGCGTCTGCTGCTGTCGTATCCGCTCGTGGAAGGAGAGGGGGAGGTGCCCTCCGAGCGGATACGAGGCTGAAGTTTTTTTTGAAAAATGTGAATGACAAAGTCAAACTCACTATGAGGCATCGTGTTCGATTAGCTACTTCATTGGTGAAACAGAAAGTCATTCAAAATATCAGTCGACCTGTAACGAAGGGATCTGGTCCAAGGGGAGGAAGGGTTGTATCCAACAGAAGTCTGAAAGAAGAATACCCCAAAGCGGACACAACCCAGTTACTGAAAACCATTTTTGATGAGGTGGTTGAAACTTCCTCTGGGGTATTTGATGGGTTTATTGGAACACCCCTAGACTATGGATTGATTTTGGAAACGAGAATGAACAGATCCTTTCTGGTCAGAACTTTGACAGAGCAATCGCAAGTAGTCAAACGAATATTGTCAGGACCACTTAGGTGAGTGTTGGAAGTGCCGACTTACGAAAAGCAATCAACACTGTTTGGGACGCTCAGAACCTGGACGATGTGTTTACTGCTTTATGGGGTGCTTTGGTAACAGCTAGTGAGTGGGTCGTTCTGGAGGATCAAGAGGCACAGACGAAACACCCCTTCCCGTATTGTGTGTTTGAGCAAGGAACAGGAAACACTAGGAGTCGAATGTCGGGGGAAGGAAACCAACTTCAAGAGATCAGAGATGTTCCTTTCCTGTTTCGTGTACATGCCAGAAGTGTTGACGGAGATCCTAGAACAGCATCAGAGATTGCAGCATTTCTAATCGAAGAGATCATGAAAGTGTTTGGGGGTCATCCAACAGTTTCCCCCCAAACTTTGACACTTGACAATGGGAACTTTCTCATAGCTCAGTATCAGAATGATTTTGTGATACGTACTGGAGATGATGAATACGAGGGGCTTCTCTCGTATATATTCCGTTTGGATGTGCCTATGGCCATCTAGGGAGTTTGAATCAAAATGGTCCGAAGTCTAACTACCCCCAAGATCAGTATAAATTTGAGTGCTTCCTTTCAGAACACTCTCACTGCTGGGGAGGTTTCGTCTATAGCACATCCGAGCTTGACGTATGCGAAGACCCTTACAAATGGAGTCGATGCTAATCAAGCTACTAGGGCATGGCAATCACTGAGTCGATCCCTTGGTAGTGGGGCTTCTGAGACTTTGGATCTGTACGATTTTGCTGGGGTGGATATCGGATTGGGTGCTGGAAATGATGGATTGGGATTGCCTGTTGACAATGAAGAAATTGTTGCAATTGTAATCGTGAATGATGAAGCTGTGGATGCTGTTGGTCAGTTGGAAATCATCCCGGCAGTTGCTAATGGGTGGGGTCCGATTGGGAGTCACACGGCAGCAAATGGGGGAGCTTTACGTGGTCAAGGTGCTCTGGCGAAAGTTCAAGTAGCGACGGATGGGTTTGATGTAGATGATGGGGTAAGTCACCAAATTACGATCACGGCGAATGGAGCTGCGATTGATTACAGCATTTTCATCCTTGCTCGACATGATGATGAGGAATCCTCCAGTAGTTCTAGTTCTTCGTCATCGTCGTCTGAGAATTCTTCTAGCAGTTCTCAATCCGAATTGTCTAGTGTTTCCTCTTCAAGTGCTTCTAGTTCTAGTTCTAGTTCTTCTTCTAGTAGTTCTAGATCAACTTCGAGTTGGAGTTCTAGAAGTCAGTCTAGTCAATCAACGTCGGTATCTTCTCCTTCCAGTGAGAGTACATCAAGTACAAGTAATATGTCCTCCTCCTCTTGGAGTTCGTAAAGTCAAGGAGTAAAAAATGAGTAGCCTAAATACATTAACAGGTCGCAACGGGAAGTTCGTTGTAGCTGCCACTCTTGTTGCGAGGGCTACCCAATGGGACGTCAGTCGCACACTAGCCACATCGTCTGAATGGGGTGATTCTGATTCGGCTGGATTTACGAATCGAGCGGCCGGAAGGAAGGATGGTACTTTCAACGCTGAGGGAAAGTATGATTCCACTAGTGAGATATTTGATTTGTTTCAACCCGAGGATGTTTTAATTTCCACTCTCTGGTTGGATAACGTTTCGCTCTATTGGGATTTCCCTCGTGCTCTGAATAACGAATTCAGCCTAGCGGTGAATATTGACACTGAAGAAGTGATCGGTTGGACGTCAGCTTGGGGTGCCGATGGTGTATTCCATTACCCAGGTGAAGCAGGGGCCGCTGCAAGAATACTACCGTAATGAACGAAAACATTCATGAGGTAACACGAACCGAACACCACTGGCTTCCCACGTGTCCCTGTCCGGATTGCGTGGTTGAGCGGGAGAAGCGTTCTCACACCAACTCTCCTATCAAGAGCTTATCTCCAGACGCCGCTTTTCACCTCGGGTTTATCCCTAGGCGTCATCCCCTTGGCTCTCTCGCTCGTGAACTTGCTGTAAGAAACAACTAGTATTTTGTCAACCTTCTTTCTTTCATGAGGGGGTTGTTTGCGTATGGGGATATTCAATCAAAAGGAGAACTTCTAATGGGTGGAGACCGTGAAGCCAGAGTCGTTGGTGCTGGGGAGTGCATTGAAGTAAATGGGAAAAAGTTCACCCTTCGACCCATCGGCTTTCAGCTTTTGTGTGATTACGAAAGATCAGCACTGAAAGCATTCAAAAGGGATTACCTCAGTACATTTGCTGACAATGCCGATCTACTGCCGGATGGGAGAGGGGTAGTATTACTTGAAGGAGAAATGCTGAAGGTTGCAAAATGGACCCTTGAAGATCTTCCCCAGATGCTTGCCTATGATACTACCAGGGTTCCGTTGGAAGGAAAGAACATTCAATGGGTGGCTAGTTTGTTTGAGTGGGAAGAGAAACTAACGGAAGCTGAGGCAAAGGCATTGCTTGTCCAAGCTTTGGATATGGAGAAAGTCTCATCCAGGGATGTGAAAAAGAGGACTGGTGTATCCCCTCTAAAGGGGTATGTGAGATATGATACATGGTGGTCTACCAATTCTTCTGATGGAAAACTTGGATTCCTAGTAACTTCTCTGCATGTAGAACACCCTGAGATCACAAGGGAAGATGTGGGTAGATGGCCCCTTCCCAAGATAGCTGAAGCCGTTCGTCTAGTGGAAGGACTCACAACTCCCAAGATGGAAAATACGTAGGGCTCGCTGCCCTTGAGCGTGCTGGCGAGTCAGAAGATGCCGGACACGGTGGCGGGCTTACAGGGGGGATTAGTGCGTATCAGATAAAGATCCTTTGTGAATCTGAATGGAACGGTGGACGTGGGTACAAACTAGGGGAAGTGGGGAAGATGTCCCTAGATCAGATTTGGTTCTCCCTTTGCAGCATTGACATTTTCAAAGGAGAGGTGGGGGGTAGAGTTGAGAAAGGAGAACCAGCAGCAGTAGCTGGGAAGTTGAAAGTTGATAAGGATGGAATGGCTCATGGAAGGGATGCTGATGGAAATCCAATCAAGGCAAAACTGTATACGGGGAAATCACTAGCCCGTCGATTGATGGAAGAGGAAGAACAAAAGAGGAAAGCTGAGAAGAAGGGAAGTCGTAGAAGGAAGAAACGAAATGGCACTTGAACTAGCTAGGGCAATGGTCTCCGTTCGTGGTGACACGTCTCGTGTTGCGGGGGATCTACGTAGTGGACAGGGACAGGTGACGTCCGCCGCTAAGAGTATGGCCAAGGCAGTCACTGCCATCCTCGCTACGATTGGGGCTACTTTCAGTATTGGTGCAATCGTATCTAAGTTGAGAGAGGCTGTTCCCTTAGCTGAAAGACAACTCAAAGCAGAACAGAGAGTAGCTGGAGTGATTCGAGCCACAGGTCAGGCTGCTGGATTTACGGCAGAGCAATTGAAGAAGCAGGCGTCCGAACTTCAATCTGTAACTACTGTTGGCGATGAGGAAATCCTAGAGCTTCAGGCCAAGCTTTTGACTTTCCGAAATATTTCTGGAGACACTTTTAAGGAGACTACTGAGTTAGTTTTGGACATGGCTGAATCTATGGGAGTAGATGCTCAATCGGCAGCAATTCAGTTTGGCAAGGCAATGAACGATCCTATTCGTGGGACAACGGCACTAGGACGTGCAGGGGTTCAATTCAATGATGTTCAAAAGGAGCAGATAAAGGCATTTGTTGAAGCGGGGGATTTA